GGCGGGCGACAAACTGATACCGGGTGGTTGAAGGCTGCGGGCCTTCAAAAACCACATCAGCCTCAAAGCTATCCAGAATATCTTCCGTAAGCTGCGGCGGGAAGCTGGTGGTGGGGTGCAATGCACGGAACTCGCTGTCCGTGACCACCACCGCTGCATCGCGCAATCTGATTTCCATGACCGTGTTCCTACGCTATTGCCAGGAAGATAAAAGTGCCGCCGCTGCCATTGATAGCCGCTGGTGCTGTGATACTGATTTCAAAACCGGCGCTGTAGGTGTCGATGTAATCGGTGCTGGTGACTTCAGCGGCGGTGGAGTTGAGCAATAAATATGGATCATTGCCCGCCACAATTCCACGCGCGCTGTCCCAGACATACCAATCACCTGTGCTGTTGGTGCGTTTGATTAGGACGAACCGTGCGCCACCAGTAAAGCCGCAATTGATCTGTTGTGTCGTGCCCGTGCCGGTGCCGGTGTAGGAGCCAACCTTGGACACGCCCGCGACGGTGGCGAAAAGGTAGGCAATATAATTTTCCCCGTTTTCATTCAAAAGAGGTTCAGACGCCCCGGCAACAAAATTTGAAGCTGATGTTGAAACAATATAACCAGCATCTGTAGCAAAAGCTGCCGTGGTGTTTAAAACAAGATACCTATCAAGAGTCCCGTAATAAACAACCCAATCTCTTATGTTGCTTCTAACTTTCGCAATAATAAGTTCAGGAATAGCACCAAGGTTGTGCGAAACAGTTTGTTGCGCTGTTGTCCCAGTATAACAAACCACATCAAAAAACCCAGGCGAGCGACGGAATAAATAATTGATGTAAGTGTTGGCGGAAGCATTGGTGATGGTTGATGTTGTGCCGACCTTTACGCCATCCATCACGTCCCAAGGGTTTGTTTGAAGTGCTGTGACGCCTGCGGTAAGTTCTCCGGCGGTGCTGGATGTTTCAAGATAGCGGGTTCCTGTAAGCCTAGCCGCAAACAAATCGCCCACAGCAGAACCACGGTTCTTGATCAGAACCACATCATCCGTCTGGCCGCCAGTTACCGTGGCATTAGCTCCGGTGCCGGTACGCGCACTAAGACCGAACACACTCGTCCCCGTAGTCGGCGTCTTCATCGGGCCACGGCGGATGGCGATGTAGATGTAAGTTCCCGTATTCGCGTTATAGCCTGCATCAGTAGTGTTTAGTTGAAAGCCTGTAGCTGTTGGCGTAACAAAAGTCCCCGTACTTTCTGCATTAGAGAGGTTAGGGTTTAACTCCGAATCAGTGCCGCCGACAACAAAACCGCGCATGTTGTCGATAAGATTCCAATCACCACCAGTTGTGTCCCCGCGCTTAATAAGAAGCCATTGAGGCTCATAGCCAAGTGTGACAACAGGCCCGGTGGCAGACCCATTTCCCGTATAACTATCACAAGTAATCACATTATCCGTACCAGTAAGGCCAAAGCCACCTGCATTATGGGCAAAGAGATAGGCAACGTAGGTTGCTCCGTTTACATTTGTGGTTCCGCTACCCTCACCCACCGTGAACGTAGTACTAGTAAGATTGCCTATAGCACTGATGTAAGTAAGACCCGCTCGATCCGTAGAATTTAAAATAAGATTGTTGTTTCCATAGGTTCTGTGCCTAACAATCCAATCTGATGCGGAATTAGTTTGTTTTACTATTACACACCCAGGAGTAGTTGTTAATCCATGGGATATATTTCGTGACGCAGCGCCATTCCCCGTATAAGTCACAACATCAAAAAACTTCGCCTGCTTGCGGAAGGTCCAGGAGACGTAGGTGTTGCCGCTGGCATTTGCCGTAAAAGTGGTGCTGTCATCAAAACCAACTGTAAAACCATTGTTTTGAAAACTTTGAAATCTTGAACCCCAATCAGATAAGGCGTTGGCAGAATTTGACGATATGAAATTTCCGAGAATTTGAGAATACGTTAAAAAATGACCAGATGTTCCGCTACTGCGGCTTTTAATCCAAACCAACCCACCTTTACCCGCCAGATCAACACCATTCGTAATAGTTTGTGACGCCCCCGTACCCGTATAAAGCCACGTCGAGAACACATCTTCGATGTAGTTGGCGGCGGTTGCCCGCGCACCAAAACCGTAGCCCTTTGCAGATGCGGCGCCTTGGGTAATTACGGTTGGCATTAAACTACCTCACTTAAACTGCGTCTGAGAAGCAAACACCGTGAACGCGGCGCTGCCGGTCTTAATGATGGTGTAAGTATAGACATCAATACCAGAGGCATTCCCAGCAGCCCATGCCGTGCCACCTTGGTACTTCGGCGTTACCGAAGAACCATCCACTTGCACTGCGTTATTATAATAAGCCGTGCTACCCTGCGTCACCAAGAAAGCCACCGTGATCGCTTGCCCCGTGGACATTGCTGTATTCAGCGAAGTGCCAGAGGAAGCGCGGAAGTTCACCGTCCAGTTAGCCGAAGCATTGGACGTATAGTAAATCACGTTCTGCGTGGTGACATCATAGGCAATCGTGCCAGTAGCCGCCGTGGCAGACACAGTGGCAGTCTCAGCTATATCCTGCACCACCATAGCCAGCGCGCTGCTCGTCCCATTGAACGTCTGCGTGGCCGTAAACGTGGTGGCAGTACCCGGCGCAACATAATCCGTCCCAGCAGTGGCGTTAGCCAAGGCGCCACCTGAATTAGCCTTCAGGATCGCCGTGCCACTCGGCGGCGCCAGGTAATCCGTCCCCGCCGTAGCGTTTGCCAAAGCCCCGCCGGAATTAGCCTTCAGGATCGCCGTACCGCTTGGCGGCGCCAGAAAGTCCGTCCCAGCCGTTGCAGCCGTAAAAGCCGAAGTGCCATTCCCCTTAACAATGCCTGTCAGCGTCTTGGCGCCAGTGCCCCCACTAGCCACCACCAAGGCGCCGCCACTAGCCCCGGCAAACAGCGCATCAATAGAATCCAAGTCGTTGTTTAACTTGGTGCCCCAAGTATCGGCAGACGCGCCGACCTCTGGCTTGGTAAGCCCCAGATTGGTGGTCGTTGTATCAGCCATTTATTGCAACCTTGTCCAATTCTCTGAGGTGGTGGCTATCGGTGCCCATATTGTAGAAGAATCCGGCAATCCGGTCCATGTTTTAGTACCATCCGGTACTTGTTCCCACTTCAATCTAGCGGAAACGATAACCTCGCCAGAAGCGGATATTTGGGCCGAGACATTGCGGGTAACTGCTGGCGTAATACTCAATTCAGCCGCCGCACTAATCACCGTGCCAGAAACGTAAACCGCCTCACCGGAAGCAGATAAATCAGCTACAGCCTCAATAATGGCGCCAGATTGGCGATAAACAAATCCATCCCCCGTAACCGCGCCAACCGCATCTATCTGAACCGCGCCCAACCGAACAGCAGAGCCAGAAGGGATTACAGTAGCAATCCCTTCTATACTGGTGGCGCCATTAAACCGGCCAGAACCAATAGCCGTCACAGTAGCGATGGCGTTAATTACGGAAGCCCCTTCCTTGGGGTCTATTCCATACCTTCCGCGCCCATATAACCCGCTACCGTAACCAGCCACCTAGATTACTCCAAGGTAATATCGAGATCACCAGCAGGGATACGGAACACATCGCCCGATCCAATCGCCTTACTGGTGGTCAATTCACCGTAAGCCAAAAGGTTCCCAGAAGTGGAGGCATCAAAAACCCCCACATAGGTAATCGTGCCCCAAGACCCAGTGGCAGTATCGAACTCGATAGCCCCGCTATTGGTGCTGGCGTTACCGCTTGTGGTCATGGTCGCCTGCTTGCGATTGTATCCGTTCCCAGACACTTCAGTACCACCACCACCTTCGCCTGGCGCAGCCGTAAACAGACCCACATAAAGGCTGGAAGACGGCGAAGAATAAGCCGTGCCAGAAAACACGTAAGCCATTATCTTGTTTTCAAGATAATTCGTGAAGGCATTGGTGGTCATCAGCCGAAACTCCTTGCGCGCATCCGAAGGGAGGAAGTAGCCATGCGGCTCCGCTCATCCGAAACCTTCAAGTCATTTAAACATCTATCATAAATGGCCGCCCAAACCACTATCCGCTGATCGTCCTGCAAATAGGGGGCAGCCTGCAAAAGCGAGCCATACAGATACAAATCCGGTGAATCCGCCAAAAGCCAATTACTGGTGTTAGACACCGTTAAAGCTGGAATCTTGGCGTAATAGGTCAACTCGCCAGTGTAGGCAGACCCGCTATCTGGCGCCGGGATAACTTGGAACTGCTGCCCGATCTGCGTGTAATAGATCGGCTTCCCGCTAGTCCCGTTGGCGCCCTTCAGCATAGCCGCTTGATCTGGGGAAACGAACTCCATCACCGTGATGGGATTGGTGTTAATCTGGTAACGTATCGTCTCCAACCAATCCCCAGGCACCGCGCTATATTCGCTATCCAGCGTGGCGGTAGCCCGTTCCACCATCTGCCTATGGCGGATATTCCGGTTAAACTGCGCCTCCGCCAGCGTGATAAAGTCGGGGATAACAGAGGTTAAATCGGCTCGGTTAAGCCAATCACCTATAGAGGTTTGCAGGGTAGAATAGCTGGTGATTGCCATGGTTATTCGCCCCTGGAAGCCGCCGCATGGGCGCAGGAAAACTCAAAAGCCCCGATATGGCGCACATGATGGCTAATATCGTGGTCTAACATCACCTTGAAGCCCGTTTCTCTGGCAGAGCGACAAAACCAAATATCTTCACCGGAATATACACCATTTTGGTAGTGAATGTGAAACCAAGGCTTTTCCATCTTCTGGAAAACTTCGGCCTTAATCAGCATCAACCCCATGCCGATAGCCGCCACTTCCTGCAAGCCAGAAGACCATTCTTCGGTGTGTACCCGCTCGCTGGTGGTGTCATCTTTAAACGCCACGGGCTGTAGGGGTAGCTTTCTGGTGCTGTAATTGGACGCCACAATATCAGCATCCCATGCCAATAGGCGCCGGATACTGTCTTTTGGGAACCTCATATCAGCATCAATAAACAGGATATGAGACGCCCCCGCATCCAGCGAAGCCTGCGCCAATTCTTGGCGCTGATTAACAATCAGCGTCCCTTGATTCTGGAACAACAGAACTCGATCCCGCGTGGTCGCCGTATGGGCCGCCACGCACCGGGCCAGGTCAAACGCAAACCCGCTATCCACCACATCCCGGCAAGGCACACAGACAGATATAGTAGCGGGCATCAAACGCGCCCCGGCCTAGTGCGGAAGAACCTATTATCTGGATCATTTAGCCACTTCTTCATGGCTACCGGGTCATCCACGATGCCCTTTTGCTTTAGATCGAAGTAAACATTTAGCGGAATGGATGCCACCTTGTTCCATTCCCCATAGCGCCCATGATCCTCATTAAACTGGCGCTTATTATTGTCGATGATTTCCGTTACATCCTGGCGCTTCTCAATAAAAGCGGTGTCCGTGGCATCATCATAATGCCAAACCGACTTAATCCCGCTCACCGGATCAATATTGAAAATCTTTTCTGTCATACAGCACCTTTAAGGTGGGGCTGGCAGTCGCCCGCCAGCCCCGTTATTACGAAACGTTCAGGTCAGCAGCGATACCATGCGCGGCTTCCTGGCGAACCATCAAGCCATATTCGCAAAGCATCATGCGCTTTTCGGCATCGCCGGTCTTCGCCAGGTCCATCGTCTGGATCGGACGCAGGATCGAAACCGCCGCGTATTCGGGATCGATCACGAAGGCGTCACGCTCACGCTGGAAGCGATTGGGCACAACAGACACCGAGCCGAAGTCAGACACATACACATCAGCCGCACCGATAATAACGGTGGGGCGCGGTGTAGCTTGGTTATAGCGGATTTCCGCAATACCAGCGAAACCGCTAACAGTCTGCTTGTTGAACGGACCAACCATCAGAATCTTCGGCGTACCGCCTTCGGTCCAAACCTGGGCGATAACGTCCTTCAGAATGGTTTCCGTGAAGGTGCGCTGTGTACCATCAACGCGGGTGGCGTTCACCACACCATTGGAAACCGTCGGATCAGAACCACCGGCGCCCTTGTTGGTGTTGGTACGCAGGAAGGCAGGCAGACCCGCCGTCTGGCGCGCCGTGGTGTTGTCACCAGCATTGGCGGCCTTGGACGCCAGCAGCGTGGCTTCCATGTCGCGCTTCAACTCGGCGCCATTCTTGGCCATCTGATAGGCCAATTCAGAACGACGGCCAGCCTTATCCACGCTTTCCAGGGTGCCGGAGATTACAACCGTCTTACGGCTAATCTGCGTGTAGTTACCCAGGCGAGACGTGGGAGTTACAGCGGTAAAGGAGGTGATGTCGTCACCTTCAAGCGCCGCATTGGTGGTGGAAGCCGCCGCCAGGCTATCGGTCTGCCACTCGAAAAACGTGTTCTTCACGTTCACGCGGGCAGTATTAGACTGGAACGGGGTTTCTTCCGGCGAGATGTTATAGATAACATTCGCCAGGTCTTCACGGATGCCCTTGGCATCATAGCGAGTGAAGGTATTAGCAACGATAGTCATAGCGTATATCCTTTCAGAGCATTGCCGCTAGGACGTTAGCGGCGTCGTTGACGGTCCCGGTTTTAGCGAGACGCTGCTTTGCGCGGGTTACATCCGTCACACTTCTTTGGGGTGCAGATTGCGCGGGGCCAGGACGCACCGGCCTTGTCGCTGAAATCTGCGGCTTGACCGCTTCTTGCGCTCTGCGCTGCCCACGATCATACAGCATAGCTTTGCGAAGAATGGCGACATGCTGGGCCTTAGTAAGCCCGTTAATGTCTTGCTCGGAAGCGCCATTCTCCATCAACCAATCGCGCAACATCTTCTTTTCGCCAGATGCTACCTTGCTATCTTTCCACGCGGGAATGATATCTTGTAACTTCTGCGCCTCAGATGCCAGCGTGGCTTTCAGTTGCTCGGTTTGCTGCTGCTGGAAGGCTTGCGTAAGGCGTTGCTTCTCAGCCTCAATAGCCTGAAACTTCGCCACACGATCTTCCTGCACCTTCTTCCATTGCCGCTCAAGCCGAATAGCGTTCTGGGGGTCTTCTTCATAGAGACGATCCCAATCCGGCTGCGCTTCAACCTGTGCGGCGTTTTGCAACTGCTGCTGTAGTGCCCCTAAAAGCGTGGCGTATTGTGCCCGCTCTTGCCGAATAGCCTCAGCCTCAGCTTGGAACGATTTACGCTCCTCCGCTAATTGCTGCGTTTTTCGGCTATAATCCGCCGTCCGTGAATACCCGCGCGCCAATTCGTCAAGCGTCACCTCAACTTCTTCGCCAGCCACCTTAACCTTGATGGATTGCGGAAGTCGTTCCCGAGGCTGCTCCTCGTCCTGTGCTTGGTCTTCACTTTCTTCGGATTCCTCAACGGCCTCATCAGCGGTTTGCGCTACTGGTGCCTCCGTCTCGGTGCCCTCTGCTTGCGCTTCGGGCTGCTGCGCCTCACCGCCTTGGGTATCGCCGTCATCGGCGGCCAAGATATCGGCTATGGCATCTTGTGCCTGGTGGATTCCGATCCCGCCTTGGGCGGGGGTGCCGGACGATTCAGACATCAAAAACTATCCTCTCTCAAAAACGCCTATCGGCGATTGCAGCGGCCACTTTCCCGTTATCAATGACGGATTGAAGCGCCCGCAAGAAATGATGCATCCCACGCATGGTAGCGTGAATATGCTTTTGATCCGCTTCTAAATTAGCTTTGGACCATTCTTCAAACAACTGCTTCTCGACCAATTCTACCGCTGCCTTTAGCGTCGGATCATTCATCAGCCGAAGCGCATCATTACCCGCTGCTATCTGGGTGGCGAAATCAACCATATGGCCCACCCATAGCACCTGGCACCATATTCGCCCCCATCACCTGGGGAGGAGCCATCATCTGCTGGCGTTGGACCGCCTGTGCCTGGCGCATCATCTCGCGGTCACGCTCCATATTGGCGCGAATGGCGGCCACGTCGATCTGCGCCCCATAACGGGCCTGCATCTCGGCAATCTTAACCATCAAATCCGCCTCGAATTGATCACGCTGCAAATCATCCTTGCGGATCATTTCTTCACGCTTCAATTCCAATTCAGCTGATTTCTTCTGAATATCCGCCTGGATCGCCGCCATTTGCGCCTGGGCCAGCATTTCTTCCGGTGAAGGTTTGGGTGGTTGCGGTGGCTGGGGAGGCATCATCGCTGGGTCAGAGAAGAACGAATCGGCATCCTTAAAGCCAGAAAGAGCCAATATCTGGGCCAAAGTGTTCCGATATTGGGACAGGCTAACCAAGGGGTTATTCATCCCAGCCAACTGTAAAATCTGCTCTTGCTTGGCAAGAATGGTGGTCAGAACCGCCACCTTGTCTTGGTCAGTACCACCACCAAGCGCCACATTCACCATAACATCCATATTCGCGTCCCAGCCGCGCGGATCAACCGCGACGAACTTACCACGCAAACGAATGATACGGTCTGGCTGCTGGTTCTGCACCACCAAGCGCAACAAACCGCCAAACAGGCGCTTCATGCCACCTTCAGCAAAGATACGGGCAATCAATTCAATCCGCTGCTGGGCCGCTGAAACCGTGGCCGCCACCGCTGCTTTAGTAGATGATTGCAGCGAATCCGCCGCAAGACCAGCCGCCGCCTTGGTAATACCTGTACGGTTTTCCCGCACCTCATCCATATACGCCAGCATGGGGAAAGCCTGCTGGCCCACAAATGGCATAGAGAAAGGCTGCACCATCCCAGGCGCACGCATACGGATAACGCCACCAACTTCGGTATTCAGCACATCATCCATATTGGCCTGCCCCTCCCCCACGCCCACACGGGGATGGATGCCAAGCGCCAGGCTATCCAGCATATGAC